GGACTATATAGTTTGTTCATACCTATGGAATGGTCGTACGAGGGATTCATTGATACTTATGGGATACCTGTATTCGATACTCCAGAAAAACCAGTTAAAGGTATAGATGGTAATTATATAGTGCCACCCATCTATTAATAGTATAACCGATAGATACCAATAATAACATTATTTTTAATGCGGGCTCTATGGCAGTCATGCTTATTATCATAGTCATGCCGTTAAATAAATATATTTTTAAATCAGTATGCCCCATTAGAACGCCCTTTTGCTTTTTGAGTAATTGGGCAACCACATGCCATTGGTTTAGCATTATTTAAAATAATACCATTAATACCAGAGCTAGAACCTTTACCTTTTGGCAAAGAATCAGTATTGAAAGGACCATTCCACAAAGCATTAGCTCCAACTCCTGAGGTTTTAGCGAGTCTATCATGCGAGTCCATTGGGTGTGTTTTGATATTTAAGTTCATAATTAATATGTTTGCAGGTTATTATTAGGCATAATTTGTGTTCTTACATTTTGCGGTGCTGCAACCGGTTCACTAGGCGCAACATATTGAACAGGGGGGTTTGCTCCAATAGACGGTGTACCAACCGTTCTATTAAACGTATTAGGCATTTGTGAGCCATTAATATTTTGCAATGTTTGCATATTACTCATTGCATTAGGATTAATCGCATTATACTGCAATTGATTTGGGTTTTGAACAAGGTTTTGCCCTTGTGTGTAATATGGATCGTTTATCATTTTAATTATTTTTATTAACGTTTTCTATTGCTTTTTTTAACACTATATCACTATATGTTTTACCTTTCATTATAGGGTTTCTTTGTGTGCTAGTAGGTATTTCTTCAATACCGAGCATTATACGGTACATTCTACTTATTAATTGTTTGCACTTGAAAGAAACTTTATATATATGGTATTTTTGTGTTGTATGATTTCTAGGCCTCCAAACGACTATCCACCCCTCTTTCAATAAAGAGTTCCATCGTCTATTATCCCAACTGTATGAGTATGTACCTATCTTAAAGTCTTGTTTTGTAAAGAAGTCCATACAATCAAAGTATATTAGCAATTCTAAATCGGCGTCACTTAACTCGTTCGTTTTGCATGCCCATTTACGTATTATTCTATAATTTTTTAATAAGTTAAGTTCTTTTATGTCCTTAGCTTCAAACCGCTTCATAATACAACAACTATATCTTGTAACTTTATGATAGTATATTTATTGCCCTCAAATTCAATACCGTGACCCGCATGCTTGTCGTAGTATATCTCATCTCCTTCAACAACCGCTTTTATATCATCACTAACTGATACTACAACTGCTTCTTTATATCTAATGTCTTCTTTATCTTTTTCAATTAATAGAAGACCCCCTTTTGTTTTATCTGTAACTACTTTCTTTGGTAGTATGATTATGTTATTACCTATTGCCTTCATTGATCCTCAAATTATTGATTACACAATCGGTTGACAATATTGTAACAGCAACTGATGCTGCGTTCCTTAATGCTGATTTGGTAACTAACAACGGGTCAATAATACCCGCTTCAATCATGTTAACCGTTTTATTAGTTATAACATTTAATCCAAATCCAACCCGTCTATTTGTTGGTATTGCATCAATACCCGCATTTCTTAAAATAGTATAGAACGGAGCAGTGATTGCGTTTAGTAAAGCTGTTTCGCCTGCTGAGTCTGAATTAATAATTTCTGAAGCATCAAGCAAAGCAATACCACCGCCAGGAATAATCCCTTCTTTAATAGCTGCCTTAGTTGCGCAAATTGCGTCTTCAACTCTATCTGCTTTTTCTTTTAATTCAATATCTGAATTAGCCCCTACTTTTACAATAGCCACTTTAGCGCATAACCTAGCTAGTCTTCTTTCTAGTCTAATAACTTCTCCAGGAGGATTGTTATCTAATAGCTTTGTTTTTATCTCATCTATTAGCTTAGTAATATCCGCTGTTGGTTCGCCTACTTGTAATATTGTGTCGCCATCGCTGGTTATACTTTTTAAACATGAACCTAAGTATTCTGGTTGGATTAAATCCATGTCATCACCAAGGTCTTCATTAATAACAGTTGCCCCGGTTAACAAAGCTAGATCTGATAGCATATCCTTTTTGCTTACGCCATAGGTTGGCGCATTGATAACATTAACTTTTATATTGCCTTTTACTTTATTCATTGCTAATGCTGCTATAACCGTTGGTTCAACATCCGCAATAATTAATAAAGACTTATTTGTTTTTATAATATATTCTAATACTGATTGTATTTGTCTAATATTCTCCACAGGCGATTCAATAATCAATATCTGTGGATTATCTAATTCCGCCGTCTTTTTTGTATGGTTAGTAATAAAATGGGAATTAACCAATCCTTTGTCATATTGTACACCATCTAATATCTCAATTTCAGTCTCAGCCAATGATGATGATTCCATCATAACAATACCGGTCTCATTAACTGCTCTAAAAGCATCGCCAATAATTTTTCCTAATACAGGGTCGTTATTAGTTGATATAGTTGCAATCTGATCAATCATTGTTCCGGTAACCGGGACTGCAATAGATTCTAAATATTCAATTACTTTTTCAACAGTAGTCTCAATACCATTTTTAAGTTCTCTTGAACTAATAGCGTCTTTAATTTCATAAGCCTCTGACAAAATAGCGTGAGCTAATACTGTTGCTGTAGTTGTTCCGTCCCCGGCTTCTTTAACCGTTTTTCTAGCCGCTTCCTTTAGGAGTCTTGCTCCCATGTTTTCAATAGGATCCAATAACACAACGCTATCTGCTACAGTTACACCATCTTTTGTAATTACAGGATTACCTGCTCCATCTTCTAGCATTACACATTTACCGCTTGCTCCTAATGTTGAACTAACAGCTTTTGTTAATTTTGTAATACCTTCAAAAACCTTATTCTTGGCATCATCACCAAAACTTAAGTTCTTAACAATTGCATCTGACATATTTATTTGATTTAATTTAATTTGATTATATTCCTATTATTACGCAGTATTAATATTTTTTAACCAAATACCCTAAGTACGTTTATTTTATTATGATATTTATAAAGTATGAATCCTACAAGTATAACAAATAATAAAGCGGTTAGATGTATAATATATTTTGCTTCTTTAATCATTTCTTTCTTCTTTACTATAGTTTCCGTTTTAACTGCTGTTTTTTGCGTTTTAGACGTGTTTAAATTAGTCTTTTTACTTTTTGAATGTATATTACTGTTAGTTTGTTTTTTAATCGTTATAGTGACGTTTTTATATACTTTGCCATCAACGATAAATTCTGTACAAGAATCAATTGGCTTAATGATTATGTCTTCTAAGATAGCTTCTTTTTTTACATAACTACTGTCTACAACTTTTATTGACAATGTATCTTTTATAACTGCCATGCTATCTGATTTAATGACTAACTTGTCAGTGATAACTTTGCGGGAAGCACACGATGATAGCATAGTTATAAAAATAACCGCTAATGTAGCAGCTAACCAAAAAGCAATTACGCCTTTATTTTTTTTAATCATTATGTTATTGTTAAAGTTATTTCTTTCGCTAACTGCATTTTCTTGAATAATTTCTCAAACGCTTTTCTAGATTTGCTTATATAATCTTTTGATATTGATTGACCGACTAATATGCATCCCTCTGTATCATGATTAGAATTACCTGGATGTATGCGTACTCCTTCAAAATTAGGAACATTTAACAACAAAGGCAATAACTTTTTAAATCTATTTGATTGATTGATTATTACTTTGTACGTTCCTTTAGAAATTGCTGTTTCTCCTTTTATTTTTATATCTCTTTCTTTATCTTCTAAAGTGTAACACTCAAACTTACCATCAACTGTTAATTCGCCTATTGTTGAATTTTCTGTTTTATATAATCTTTTAATTTCTATTTTCATATTTATTTTTTTAATCTTTCAACTATATTTGTAATTCCTTCTATTCCTATATAAGTAGTCGCTATAATAACCCAGTCAGAACTAGTTAATGTTCCAATAAATAACCCGCAGCAAGCAGTAATAAATACCAGTAATTTGCGCGAAATCCATTTTGATAATATAATATCTAATTGTTCTTTACTCATGTTAATTTATTGATTTTAACGCATGATCATTTTCTATCTTATCTAGTACCCAAACTAATATTGACCCGCATTTTGTAAGCGTACCAGTTAATTGATTCTTGCCTAATACACTAGATATAGTTTCCTCAATGTTCCCAAATCTATGCCCTTTACTATTTATAAGCGCTTTGTTAAATAGAGTTCTAAACTCTCTATTACCAAACTTATCTAAGTTAATAGCACTACTTTTAAAATATCCAGACTTATTCTTAACGAACAACCAATTGACTAAACTCAAAGGCAAGTAAAGTATATACGCTAGTATAAACAGTATCATTATATATCCCAATCTTCAATGTTAATACCAAAGTTTTGCCCAGACTCTTGAGTTAATCTAAGAACTGTAAATGACATCAACCTTTCAAAGTTGGCTTCTTTATAGTTAACATCTGTCATTGGCGGCATTCCATTAAACTCCACCTCCTCTATCTGCTCCCAAGACATATACGTTTTATTATCCTTTAACTTTACAACCATATTATTATCATTTGTATAATAATAAAAACCTGTTGCAGTTACACCATTTAAGTCTTGCTCTATCTTTTGAATTGATAGGCTAATTATTTTACTATCTATTATTTCGTAGGTAGCATTCCGAATGTCAATCTCTTTATTTGTGTTAATTGTTATCATAATTTATGGGTATATTGTCCAGTATGTATTAATATTTATTTCTTTTCCTTCTCTACCTGCATTTGACTGCCATCCTATTATTTCTTGAATGTGCCCATCAAAATAATTTGTTCCTCCTGTTCCTATTTGTATATTTGTAGTTGAAGCGTTAACTATTGCTCTTGTTCCTCCAGCTACACCATTACTCCAACCTTGAGCAACTGATGAATTTGAAGGAGAAGGAGATATTAATTCGTATAACCTTCTATTTGAACTCACCACCGCCTCTAATGTTATAGCAGTAGCAGATGTTCCATACCCTGCGTAAACGGCTGCACCTCCCGTAGAAGGAAAGTAAAATCTATTAGTTACTGCTAATAAATAACCAACTTGAGAACCTGTACCACCAACAAACGCACCTACCCAATAGGAGGACATATTGTTAATATTTGCAGTTGTATCTGTAATTAGTAAATTATTAGACGATGCCCTTGTAAATCTTACGGCAACTTTTCCGCCTGACGTTTCTAAATTTCCACCATTAACTAATCTTGGTTGTTGTCCTGCGGTTGCATTGGTTGGATTTTTACCATTGCCGCTTTGGTCAAACCAAGTAACTACAAAAATATTTTGATTAGCAGGAACACCAACATCGGGAGTTCCATATCCAGCTATTGCAGCAAACTGACCTAAAGTAGTTGCAGTTGTAATTCCAGAAAATGGCGTTATGGTACTGGTTAATGCAACTGCTTCAGTAGTTGCATCAAAATTTACATCAACAATAACAGTTGTAGCCCCAACGGTTCTTCTAACTCTTAAAGAAGCTCCTGTATATAGAGTTCTTAACTTTCTTAATGAATATGCATGGTGAGCTGATGGATATAAATCTAAGATCAAACCAACCCCAGCAGATGTTATAAATGATTGTTCATTACCATAAGATGTAGTTACTCCATTTGTAGCATAAGCTCTAACATAATAAGTTGAAGATGACGATAGTCCAGTAAGTGAACTTATAAATGACCCTGTTCCGCTACCATCAATTGTTCTTGAATTTGCTATAGTTGGACTACTTGATGTATTCCAACAAACACCTCTTTCTGTTATGGTATCTCCACCATCGTTTGTTATATTGCCCCCGCAAGTTGCCGTTGACGCAGTTATATCTGTTACGGCATTAGTTGTTAATGAAGCAACTCCGCTTTGTGTTGTGAACGTAACATTATCAGCATAAGCTGTTCCACTTGTTATTATTGCATAAGCTCTAATATTATAGGTTGTGCTAGGCGACAATCCAGATAATGTTATTGAATATGGTCCAAGTCCTGCAGGTATATATTCTATTTTATTATTCGCTATTATATTTGGATTAGATAACGTACCCCACGCGATACCTATCTCACTTGGTGTTTCAGTATACGAAGTTGGTATGTTACCTCCTGTTGGTACTGATTTTGCTAAAGCAGTCCCTAATGTAGTTGTGAATCCAGGTATTACAATATCTTTCTTAATTAATCTAACTGATGAACCTCTATTGAAACCAACAGCGGCAGTGAGTCCTGTTATAGCGGCTGAATTAAAAGCCATAGTAATATTCTTGTCAGAATTAAATGGCCACCAGTATCCAGCAACATACTTATTGTCAAATACGCCAGTTGCACCATTGGCAAGTCCACCTCCTCTAGCATTAAATATATTGGAAATTAAAGCACCTGTGTTTGGACTAGACCAATAATCAAAACCGTATTGTTTTAAATATCCAGCGGCTACTGAATTAACGCCATAATAACTTATCAACGCTGTCCAATCATCAAATGTAGCAACTCTCCATCCTTCTGGAGCTATATCTTTTCTTAATAAAGGATCTGACAACGAAGCAGCGTCATACACTCCGTTTACAGCATACCAGTTATACAGTCTACCAAACAAAACTCCGTTTGTAGAATCATTATCGTAATATCTCCATGCTCCAGTAGATAGTGATGTCCATCCTGCGTCAACTTTTGGAATTCTTGTACCGTCACTATATACAGAGGTATTTAAGTTATATTGATCCCATATCTGTCCATTAGGAATTGGCAACTCTGTTGGCACGTAGGGTATGTTAGTCTCTAAACTTGATAAATAATATACTGCTGGATTCATTAAAATATATTATTAATTAATAAATATACAGTAGACCCATTTTTTGTTAATAATGCAGTACTTCCTGCGCTTCCGCTTAATACAGATCCATTAGGAGTTATAAATACAAATCCTGTTCCAGTAAATGTAAATGTTATTGTTGCGGTTCCAATTTTAGTATAACTAGCTATAAAGTCAGTTGCAGTATCTGCCACTGTTGCTGCGACTGTGATTGCTGTTGCCCCATTATTAATCATTACATTTCTACCATTCTGAGAATAAGAAGTCCCCCCAGATGTGCCAGTAGTTTGGGTAGTTATATTTCCCATTCCAGTACCTGATCCAATTAATATATTGTAAGCAGGACCACCTAATCCAATCTGTCTATCAACATACTCTGTGGTAGCTATTAATGTTGAATTATTTGATGCTGATGCGGTTGGGGCAGAAGGGCCAGCCTGAAATGTTTTTGCTCCAGCTATTGTTTGTGCTCCTGTTGTTAATACTCCGCCAAATGAACTACTAGCAGGTTGTAGATTTAATACTGATCCTGTTATTGTAGCACCATTTGCATTAGGCACTGAACCAATTGCAGACAGTGTTATTGTACCTCCGCCGCCACTCGTGTCTAAAGTGAATGTTCCAGCAGCAGTCATCTTTACAAATGCCGATGTTGAATACGTTAATCCAGCTAATGATGTTAGATTAGTTGATGATGGTTGTTTATTATTAAATGTTGCCCAATCAGTAGATGATAAAGCCCCCCTGTTTGTTGCACTTGCACTTGGTAAATTAAATGTGTGTGTACTTCCGCTTGAATTAATAGCAAAATCTGTTCCTGTTGTTCCTGTTGCAAAATTTTGAACTTGTGCTTGTAATCCATTTAAAGCAGTTAATCCAGCAGTAAAAGTTGTTATTACTTCACAAAGGTGTCCATTTTGTGTATGTAGTGTAATTGTTTTACTTGAAGCATTTACATAAACTCTAATAGCTAATCTATCATTAACTGTTAATACCGTTTCAGGAACTGCTAATGGTGTGAAATAAGCATCAATAGCTGTACCATTTGTTATTCCTTCAGGATTAGCAGAACTACTTGCAATTGATGTAAATGTAGTTCCATCGTATTTATATAATTCAACATAAAATGAAGGTGAACCACCAGCAGAACTTGAAGAAAAGAAAAATTCTAAATTCCAATTACCAGCTGGAATAAGCAATAATGATGGGTCTGCTACATCAGTTATAAATGAAGCTATATATCCATTTGTACCTCTGCTAAAGTCTGCTCCTGTTCCTATTACCGCAGTCTTACTAAACTCATAATAAGTTGTACCTCCAAATGTACCTTGACTTGTACCACCGTTTAGATAATAATTAACACTTGAACCTCCTTTACCTGCTCCACCAACAGAAGATATTGTACCTCCTGTAATTGTTATATTATTTCCCGCAGTTATTATAGAACCATCAGCAGCTAATATTTCAGAAGAAGTACCTCCTTGTTTAATTAATTTTTGTGCAGTTAACTCTCCTGCATTATTAATAAACGCTTTTACTACTCCTGATTTTATAAAATTAGCAATGTTAGCAGTAGTTCCTTCCGTTTCAAAACTTCCACCTACTTCATCTTCTGAATATCCTCTAACGCCTATTCCAGTTTGTGAATATCCTTCAACACCTATTGATGTATTTGAATATCCAAAAATACCCTTTCCACTTGTAGAACCAGATTGTAAGCCTGTTGAAACACCAGTAACATTTACATTTATTGGATTTGTAGTAGATGCCCCTATATTAGTTACTGATTGTAGATTTTGGTCTCCTGTATTAGTTCCACTTGTGTTTTCTAATACTGTAAATTTAGCGGGTTTTAATAATCCAGCATTAGTAGAATCAGCTAGTGGTATTGTAGCATCTAATCCTGTACTACTTGTAACTATACCATTTAATACCGATGCAATATAACCCAAATTAGTTGAACCAGAATACTGCGGTATATTTAATGCGCCTGTAGTTTGATTAAAAGTAGCAGCACCTGATGAACCATTTACAGTAAGTGTTATTAAATTCTGTTTATTATTAAATGTATTCCAGTTTGCAAAAGATAATGCTCCTGACTGAGTTCCTGAAGCTATTTGAATTCCAATACTACCACTATTAGTAATCGTACCGCCGGTCAATGGAGATAATGCAGTTATAGACGTTACAGTACCGGATAAGTATTCAGGTATATTAAGTACACCTGTAATATCATCTAATGTCGCCGGACCACTTGAACCAGTAGTAGTTAATATTATTTTAGCTTGCAATCCTCCTCCCGCTGTAAAGAACTCTCCTAAATCAGATAATAGAAAATTTCTAGTCACTGTTTTTAGTCGACCATTAATGATTTGCTCAGTCGTACCTACTAACTCGTCAGATAACTTTATATTTTTATTTAATGGGTACGAATATATTATAGCCATATTATTTTATATTGATTTCAATAACTCAATTTCTGCTTTTAATTCTTGAATGGCTTTTATCATTGGCGCAATAAGTTCATCATAGCCAATAGATAAAACATCCTCGCCTCCATTGAGTTTATGGTCTTGGAACCCTCCAAAATCAACTCCGCTTTCTTCAATTACACTTTTAACTTCTTGAGCGATTAGACCGTGATGGTATCTATTTCTTACATGTGTTCCATCATGAATTAAATTTTCCATCTTATTAGACTCTAACCATTCATCAACTAGAATTTTATAAGCTTCTTTTTCTTCATCAGTTGCGTTTAATTCTAAACGAGTTAGCTTATTAGCTCTGTAGTCTTCACGCATGTCCCATTTGTAATCAACTGGCCTTAATTTGTTTATAAAATCAAGTCCTAAAACAGTATCTCTAATTTCTGCCTTATCTCTTAAATCTGATCTATCTTGAACCGTTCCATAAACATAAGTATTTGTAAATTGGTTTCCTAATTGAACTTGATTAGAACCATTTACTTGAGCTAGGTATCCTAGTCCAGTTGAGTTTGAATGCGTAGTTGAATTATATAAAGCATCAGTGCCAATTGCTGTATTTGTGCCGCCAGTTTGATTATAGTTAAGAGCCCATTCGCCAACGCCAACATTATTACCACCGCTAGTATTATTTTCCAGAGCAACAAATCCAACTGCAACATTTCTATTACCATCTTGATTTTTTGCTAAAGAAAAGTGTCCTACTGCTGTATTGTATTCACCACTTGTGTTTACTTCTAATGCATTAAACCCCACCGCTGTATTCGCACTCCCATTTGAAACCACTAACGTACTATGACCAATAGCGGTATTACTACCTCCAGTTGTGTTGTTTGATAATGCGTTAAAACCTACCGCAGTGTTAAACTCTCCACTTGTATTAAATGATAGTGCTGCACTCCCAAAAACTGTGTTCCTAATTTTATTTCCAGCTCCTCTACCAAGTTTAAGTGAATTGATAATTACATCATTAGCAGTGGTTAATGTGCCTGTAAAAGTTGGAGATGCGATATTTGCTTTCAGGTTATCCGCAGTTGTAACAAAACTTGTGGTTGCTAGCGCACTAGTGCTATTGCCCGCCGCTTGTGTTACGCCTATAGTACCAGGGGGCAGCGAAGGAGTTCCTAAAAAGACCTGCGATGTTATATTAGCTTTTAAATTTACAGAAGCTATAGTAGCATATATTCCTGCTGCTGAACTTTCAGCTAAACCTATAATTGATCCTATTGTAAATGTTCTTGTTCTTGGAGCATCCTCTCCACCTTGTAAAGCCATCTCAGTGCCCACTAATAGATCTTGCGCTTCCGGTGTCGCTATTGGGTAACTATATACTATTGCCATGTTTGTTTATTTTTATATGTTAACAATTCCACTTGTCTAATGCAAGTTTCTTTCTTGTTGGTTCTCCGTTTGGTTTTTTCATTGGGCCTGGCATACCAGACATCCTAGCGCAAAAAGATTTACGTCTCATGGCGTCTTTACTGCCAGGTTTTAATTCCGATGGTTTTTTAGTTACCGCGGTTTGCAACTTACTACCAGGATTCTCTTTTCTATATGAAGCAACCCCTTTAGCGTTTAATCCTCCTTTGGGATCTTTGCCTTCTTTGCGTGTCCACGCCGCTGTCTTTGCCATGTTATTTCTTTTTAGTTCTATTTGTCGATGCGTTGTATGTGAAACTACTTGCCGGTTTCCCCGTCGCTTTAGAAGCTCTATCCTTAGCGCGTTCTTCAGCGGTCATTGCATTACGCTTTTTGCCATGCGCAGTTAATGTTTTACCATCTGCTTTTAAGTCTCCGCGTTTCTTGAGTATACCAATAGCCATTGAACGGCTACCAACTTGCGCTGATAATCTATCAATCAATTGCCCTTTACCCATAGCTTTTTGAGTAGCCATCTTATTTCTTTTTATCTATTTTATACTTCTTTCCGCTTTCCTTCTTAGTGCCTTCACCTTCATTTCCTCTATTCTGCTTTACAGATTCAAACCTACCATCTTCATGATCATAGTCCATACCTTTATTACCAGGATTCTTACGATGCATTCTTTGTGAGTGTGCTTTCTTAATTCTTCTATCATCCGTTTTAGCATACGCTAAATCTCTCACCGCTTTAGCCTTAGCCGCCTTAGGAGATAACTTCTGTTTCTGCAATGGAGACTCTTTGCGTTTAAGCATATCTTTTCTAGTTTCTTCCGCAATCCCACTAGTACCGTATTTTTCAACATTAGATACCACATTCTTCTTTCTAGAAACACTGCCAATAGCATTGTTAACCATATCCATCCCCATTTCCTTCAATCCATTAACTACACCAAACTCACTGTTAAAAGAAGCAACCTCGTGAGCAGCCCCTAAAACATTAGCACCTATGCCACCAACAACATTACCAATAATCCCGCCGCCAAGCTTTTTAGATATTGCCTGACGCGTATACATACTAGCAGCCGCATGTCTAATCTTATCAGCCTTCATATCATCACCTTTATTCTTTGACGCATAATCTGACGCCACATCCTGTGCCTTACTCTCTGGGTTACCCAAAGATTTATCAATACGCTCCTCAAACCCATACA